TCTAACACCTCTTTGTTTAAATCCTGCTGGCAAGTTTGATAGTGTACCTGCATCCAACAATTGACGGAGAGCAACGGTTGCAGTTCTGCTCAATCCGCCAATCATATGGATCAATCCAAATCCGTAGAACCCTAGTCCTGGCAGAAATTTAAAGTGGACAAAATATGGTATTCTATTTTTTCTTGGATCGTCAGGATTAAAGTTCCTTCTAATAGAAAGAACTTTTCGCGAACCCTCATCTACAGTTACAATGTATGGGAGCTTGATTCCTGTAAACTCTCCGTTCGCGTCCTTATCTTCAAAACCTTCTAAATCTAAATTAACATGGCACTCTAACAAAGTATAAACTGTTTCTGGTCTGCCTGTTTTTTTAGTTCCTTCTAGTTCTCTTTCTTTTGATTCAACTTCATTTTTAATTATAGACGGTGCATTTAATTCTACATCAGAGTAAAAACCACCTACTTGTTGCTTTCGTAAATCATTTTCTGACATTTTAATAACATGCATAATTGCTTCTGCATCTTCTAAAGATGTAGCAGAATAAGGTACAACTAAATCATCGGCAGGGACAAATTTGGATACTGCTCTTCCTAATAAATCATCATAATAAACTTTTTTAAATGTAGATCCTGCAAGAGGTAAATGAAATAACATTTGATCGAACTCTGGTTCGTACTCCGACATCTTTTCCATAAGTTCGTAATTCATGTATTCTCTTACACGAGTCGCTTGTGCTTCTTTTTGTGGATCGCTGTTGCCAACGATTTGAGTTCTAATTGGTCCTTCTGCTGGTAATAATTCTTTGTAAGCCCCAGCTTGAAACTGTGTTACAGCTTCTGCTAGTACAGGGTGCGTGGCCCCCGAAGCGCCTTGAAAAGGCTCTGTTCTGTTTTCGTATTTAAATCCTAAAAGGTCTAAACCTTCTGTATAAGATCTTTCCCAATCTTTTCTAGATGCTCTGTAATCTGTATAGTTTTGAAATAATTCTAAACCGATTGGTTCTAGAATATCATCTGGTAATAATTCTGCTAAATTATCAAAGTGCGTTGGTTGCCCTTCGATGTTTACTTTGCTTGGATCAAAGTTTAATTCCACACCACCATCATCAGTTGGATTAATTTCAACTGGTGGTTTGTTTGCTTCTTCTGCTTTTTCTATTTCAACTTGTTGGTCGGGTCCTTCTATTTTTACAGAGGTTCCCAACTCTGAAAGAGTCTTGTCAATATCTGCCATTATTTACGCTCCGTGATTGGTCTAACATTTTTTGCTACATAAGGCAACCCGTGTGGTGTTGGCCCTGATTTAGGTGGGGGTCCAGAACTAACGCCTGCTATGATACCACCTTCTGCTTTTTTAGGTTTATAACTTCCAAGTGCTTCTGGATTTATACCCATTTCTTTTAATTCTTTTAAACTATATTTATTACCGTCTTTAGCCAATAATTCTAGTATCTCATCAATAGAATCTAAACCACCCTCCGCGTCTCCAGCACTTCCATCATAGTCTGGTCTCAAAGTATTTTCTTCATACATGTCCGGAACTTTTTGTGGTTTACCATCTTTACCTACTATAGTCTCAGGTGGATCATAAATTATTTCCTCTTTTCTAATTATACCATCCACAGTTTCATATTCACCATCACCAATGGAATAAGTTGCACCGCCTTCAGTGTCTTTTCTAATAGATATCTTACCTGTAGTCATGTCCTCGTACAGTGTGTACCCGTTGTAATCATAAACTTTTTGTCTCTCAACGGTTGCAGCTTTGTCTGAAATATCATCTCCTTTACTCTTAATTAAATTTACAAAGTCAAAGAAGTATTTTGGTGTGCCACCTTTTGTTACAATCTCCGGTGCAGCTTTTGCAACTTTAGTTGTTTTAACTAAACTATCTAATCCTAAAAATTTAAGAAGAGCCACAGCTCCACCTGCTCCTGTTGCTAAAAGTATATCTCTTCGTGTTTGATCTACAGTGTCTGTAGCTAATCTTTTTTCTAATTCTTCGTTTACTTTTCTTGCAGCAGCATCACTTCCTACTATATTTTTAATCTGTTTTGCAATTTTAGGAAATGCTTTTATTAAAAAATAAGGTGTTGCTGGTCCAGGAATTTCTGCTGCAAGTTTTAGTATGCCTCCTGTAGTTCTTTGAGGTCCGGTTCTTTTTGTTCTTGATTCCTCTAACATGTCTGAAAAACCAATTTTTTCTTTTGCAGCTCTTGTAAGTTTTGGATCAAGGGTTTCCATTGCTCTTTCTAATTTATTGCCTCTGCCTGTAGCAAGATCACTAGCTAATCCTGTTACTGCAAACGGAAATCTAAACATAAGTTCTGGTATGTTAGCCGCTCCTGATGCAAGTTCCTGTGCGTAATAAGGATATGCTTTTGGATCTGCGAACATGGTGTTAAATGTTTGCATTAAAGTTCTATCTCCGTCATCTCCGTAAACCTGTTCTTTAAGAGTCTGTTTATTTTCTTCTTCTAAATTTTTTATAAGATCTGGATTATCTAAAGCAGCTATAATCTGATCAAAGACTGGATTAGGTGTCCCATTTTGAAAACCAACACGGCCACCTCTTGCCATCTTCATACTTTGTTGTTGTAAGTATTCTTCAAAACTACCTTGAAAGCCATCATCAACAGCATATTGATATTGTAAAAAAGATTGGTTAGGAAAAGAATCCATCAAAGCGCCAGCTACTTGATCGTCTGTTGTAATCTCTGGTAGATTAGCTATTTCTTCTTTTAATAGTTTACCTGTTGGGTCTTCTCTAATCGCTTTTTGTTTTGCGGCTATCTCAGCGGACACTTCATAAGCAGCATACAAATCTCTTGGATCTGTAATACCAGCTTGTAAAGCTTTATTTACATCATACAAGCCAATCGCTGTTCCAATAACAGGGAGAGCTTTTGCAACTGGTTTAGCTGCTTTAAGAGCTTTTAAAAGTTTTGACGTTCCTTTAGATTTTTTGTAAGTAGGTCCTGTAACTTTTTCGTAATCTGCACCACGTTTAACGTCTATATCAAATAATTTTTTATCTTCTGGAATTAAATAAGTATCTCTTAATGTTTTAACTTTATTTATTTCTGCTTGTGTAAAATTTTTTATGGGTTTGTTAGGATCTACTCCTAGTTCTTCAGCAAAAATTGCTAAACTTCTATTAGCAGATTTTCCTCCTAATTTTATTGGTTTACCTGACTCATCTATAGTATTAAATTCCAATAAATCAGAATATCTTTCAAACCCTAATTTTTTTAAATCATTAGATGCTTTAGTCATTAAATTCATTGCTTGTGCATTTTTTGCACTAATCTTTGTTTTGTAATTTTTTGGTTTTTTCTCAATAAGATCTTGTATTTCTTTTTCTATTTTATTTACTGGTCCCTCTGCTTTTTGTAAAAAATTGTTAATTCTTTCAGGAATATAAAATAAATTATTTAAAGTAACGTTTTTAATTTTAGTAGCGTCTCCATGATGCATTTGATAACCACTTTCTTTTGGAGCTGATAATTGTGCTTCAACTTGTCTTGACGAAATTTTTTCTTCTCCACCACCAAAAAGTTTTTGTCTTCTAATTTTAGACCGGTCCGGTCTTCCTTTTTTTCTAGGTAAAGGCTCTGGAGAAACATAACCTTCATAATCTTTAACAAAATTTTTTACAATTTTTTGTGAGTTAAAAGGATCTCTATTTGGAAAAATTTGTTTTCCTATTTCAAATAAATTTGATTTTCCATAAAGTTTTAATTGATTCTGATATGCTTCAGATATTTTTTTACCTGTTCCATAATCAGGTCTATAGCCTAGATCAAATCTATAATCATAAAGTGGACCTACTCTAGACTCATATAAATTTTTTAAAAAAGATTTAGATTGTGTAGATTTGTATCCTAAACCTTTTGAAACACTTTTTTGATCAGGATATTCTGTTGGATTTTCAAAAACTTCTTTTATTCTTTTTGTGGTTATATCACCGAAAACATTTGGTCTTTCTACTTTTAGTTTTATATTTTTTAATATATTTTTATTTCTTATTTTTTCTTCTGTTGAAAACATTTTACTTTCTGGTGATTGTAATCTTGACTCCAATGTAGATCTTACTACGTCAATGTTATTATCTTCCACGTATTTCATAATATCAGAAATACTTAATTCTGTTCCTTTTGGAAGAGATTCTAAATAATCAAAAACTTGTGCAAGTCCTCCTCTGTCAAAATTAACACGTCCGCCTAACATAAACCTATCTCGTAGTGTCGGTGTTAACGATTCAAATTCATTTGTTGCTGGATTAAATAAGTACTTCAACGATACCTCCTCTTGCAAAACCTTCTTTTGGATCTAAGTCTCTAGGGTGTACACCATTCTCTTCAATGTACTTTAATTCATTAACAGTCTCATCACCAAAAAGTTCTACATCGTTAAGTGTCTTAATATCTCTGTTTATGTTAAGATCTAAATCACTAACGATACCTTCTTGTTTAATTGGCACAACCTCTGCTGTCTCTAACATTTCATCGCCGGGCAATACTTTAGTATCTTCTGGTGCAATCTCATTTTTAATTTTAACTAGATTAGCTCTTTTTATATTTTGATTTTTAATATCTTCTTTTGTTTTAAAGAAAGGATTATTCCCTTCTTCAATAGTTTCAATAACCTTGTCTACATCTGCAATCTGTTGATCTATCTCACCAGGTAGACTGTAGTGTTCATATGTATTGCCTGGTGCATTTTTATTTTTTGGCACAATGCCTCTTTTTCTAAATTCAAATCGATTCGGGTATCTTATACCTGAAGAACTAAAAGCATTTTCATCCATGTACTTTCCTACTATATCAAAAGCATTGTCACCGTAGTGATGTCTAAATACTTTAATAGGATCAATGAAAGGATGATTACCTTTTTTCATAGCATCATAAATACGTGGTTGAACTGATATGGTTCCCGATTCAATCTCATCTCTTAAAAACTGTCTTGTTAAAGATCTATACAAAGCTTCATTAGGGCCATAACCTTTACCTTGATATAAATTTTTTACTCTAGTTTCATTATCTATTTTTGTTTTGCCTGATCTAATGTCTTCTATTTCTTTAACAGCTTTTTCCATTTTTTTTAATGATTCGTCCATAGATGCAAAAATGCCTTGATCTCTCCTGTTTAAAAAATTAGATGTAAAATCGTTATAAATTTTTTCTGGCTCTTTACCCACATCTATTAAATCATTACTCAACTGATTTACTTTATCATCTAGTTGCTTATATACTTTTAAATTGTAAATAATATTATCTAAATCTTTTTTACCAATAGCCATGTTGTTTTCTCTAGCACGACTCATTTGTTGAACCATGCCTCGTTTAATAGCTTCTTTTTCACGTCTAAAGGTATTGTATAGACTTTCTGTTGTGCCATCTAAACCTTGCAAAACAAATTTAGATTGTATTGGGTTTGATATTTTACTAGTAATAAAATTAAGTTCGCCTCTTTCTTTTCTTGTAACTAATTTTTTAGGAATAGATGATCTCTTTACAGGTTTGTTTAATCTACGTAGGTCAGTTAAATATTGATACGCTTCGCTGTATAATTCAGAATACTTCTTAACATCCATGTCAGTAGAATCTTGACCTTCTTTAATAAAACCTCTTTTCTCGGCCAACCCTGTGGCTAGAACGTCTGCATTATATTTTGTATCACCCTGTGCATAACCTGGCGACACGTCATCACTAACTTCAATAACATCGTCTGCTGCTTTAGGTGTTTGGAATACGTCAGGAGATTTAGTCTCAGGTATTTTAATTTTGTCTTTAGGTGCTTTAACACCTGTTATAGACTCAGCTAATTCTTTTGCTAGTTTCTCTGGTAGTCCGCTTTCTACAAAATATACAAAAGCTTCCAAAAAATTTCTCATTAATAATACGTCCTCTTACGTTTGGGTTTAGTTTCATCTAAATAATCTTCAGGGTGTCCGATTAGTCCACCTTGTCTGAATCGCATGATGGCTTGTGTTGTAGAGTCTACCAAATCATCATGGTCGCCGTTTGGAAACGCAGCACATTCTTCGATGACTTCGTCAGCGAACTTTTGCTCTGGCGCCCATATCATGCCAGACTCAAATAGTGGTGCAACCGCATTTACTCTAGAATGTTTATCATTTCCTTTGCTGGGTGTAAAGTTGATTACCGGTATATCCATCTGCCTTAATTCATAGGTTAGAGGTAATCCTGATGCTTTAGCTTCTATAATTACTGATTCGGGTTGCCAATACTTATATTGCTGTAAAGCTAATCGTCTCAACTCTGGAAACTCATATCTGCCTTTGACAGCATCTAATAGTATTAAATTAGCAGGTTGGTCTTCTGTTGGGTAAAAAATACCCCACGTTGTAATAGCAGAATAGTCAGCTGACTCTTTCTTCATAAAAGCTGTATCATAAGATTGTATG